CCCATTCATTATAAACAACATAAGCAACAGCACTAAGGCCAGCAACTATTAAACCAATAGGAGATAATAAAGCTCCAAAAACTGAGAGCAATGTTCCTCCCAATGAAATAATTGTTGGTAATGCAAGAGTTACACCAGCTAAAGATCCGATCAAGAGCTGAGTTTCTCCATCTAAACTTGTAAAAGCTGTTACAGCTTTATTTATAACATTAGAAATTGATGCTAATGCTGAGGCAACCATTGGCAAGATTACAGCTCCAATATCTTGCATTGATTGCTTCATTCCATTCATTGCTTGATCTAATTTGAAACTTGATGATTTTGATGTAGTTTCAAAGGCCTCATCCAATGCTCCATGAGAATCCTGGATCTGAGCCAATACTTCCTTATAAGCATCTCCCTGAGATCCAGCTGTACCTAAAACAGCAGTTAATGCTCTAATGTTAGGAAATAAAGATGATAATGCATCAATATTTCCATCAGTTTTTTCCATCAATAGCTCAAGAGTTCCGGCTAATCCATCAGTTGTTAATTTATCTCTTAATCCCTCTGCTGTTAATCCAAATTGAGCCATTGTATCTTTTGCCTCTTGAGTTGGAGATGCTAATCCAGCCATTATAGATCTTAATCCAGTAACAGCTGAGGCACTATCAACTCCTAATCTTGTAAATGTTGCAATAGATGCTCCGACTTCCTCAAAGGATATTCCCATTGTTTGAGCCATACCAACAACCCTCCCAAGAGTTGGAGCTAATTCAGAGGCCTCCAGGTTTCCAGTTTCAACAATCCTCTTAAATACATTCATTGAGTGAGTTGCTGTCATTCCCTCCTTTGCAAAGGCATTCATTACCCCAGTTGTAGCTCTGGCAATATCCTTGACATCTCCCATTCCAACAGCTGAGGCTTTAGATGCCATTTCTAATAGCTCCATTGCTGGAGCTCCCTTAACTCCAGCTGAGGTTACAGCAAATAATGCATCTGATAAATCATTGGCTGATCTACCAGTTTCCAACGATACTCTTTTAATTCTTGATTGATATAATTCAAAATTCTTAGCTGAATCTCCAACTAAGGTTTTGATCTTAGTCATGTTTTTATCAAAAGTATTGGCTAAATAAGTTGATGCAGTACCAACTCCAGCCAATGGCAAAGTTATGGATCTAAGGCTTGATGAAAAAGATTTTAGGCTTGCTCCAGCCTTTTTAATACCAGCATTGAATCCAGTTGTATTTGCTCCGATATTAACCTGGAGTTGTTTAGTAGCCATAAGATGAATTTTTTACAAATTTACTATTTATTTTTTTTAGCCTCTTGCTCTCTTATGTAATCTAAAGGATTTTTTATTGGCCGATTAAAGTTCTTTACTTTATTGACAAATGCCTCATATTCATCCTTAGATGATTTTGGTTTGCCAATCTCTAATAAATTATCCTGAGGCAGTTTAAACATCTGATGAGGCTTAATCATGGCTCCCTTTTTAATTCCAGATGTATTATAAATTAATGTTGAATTGAATCTGACTAATTCCCATAAATGGAATTTAGTCAATAAATGATGTTCGGCCATGAGATCATTCTCTTTCCAAGTTGATCTCCAAAACAGATCTGGCATGATTCCACATTCTCCAATGTAAAAATCCATCAGATCATCTATTGAAACTATTTTTTTTTTGACTTTGTTGTTTGCTTAACATTTCTTTTAATCCCAGCATTCATATCATTCCCTAAGAGCCTGGATTCCATCATTGCATTCATGATCTTAGTTAGTTCATTTGGCTCGACATCATCAAGCCAGGATCCTAACTTATACTCATTGAAACCTAATTCAAATCCCTCCTCTTGAGCATGAGCTAATAGAGCTGAATAAACCAAAGCTCTGACAGCTGAAATGTTTACAGATCCATCAAAGTATTTACCGATCTCCTCAATTGAACAATCAAGCATATCAGTAAAGTTTGCCCAGAAATTCATACTAAAATGCATGGTATGATCCTGGCCATTGAGTTTTATGGTGTAATAACCTCTCCTTTTGTTCGGCATGTATAATCTTATTTATTAACTATTAGTTGATTTAGTTATGGAGCCAGTTAAGGTTATAGATCCAGAATAAGATACTGGACTTTCCATCTCAGCACTCATTTCAACTGAATCCAGGAAACCCTCAGCTGTATAAACAGCATCTCCAGTAACTGATGTTCCAAATACACAAGTTATCTGAGTTCTTGCTAATACAAAATCAGCAAGCTCGATAGCATTTTGTGAATCAGAATAATCAACCAATCCATCAAAAGAGATTGTTCCTGAGATCACTCCAGCAATATGCTCAGCAAATCCATTTGAATCTTTTGTTGTTGCCTCTGGCAAGTCATTAGATAATGATAATGAGCATGATGTAGTGTGCCCCAAATTCGTTCCCTCTATTTTTAATAATAGATTAGTTCCATTAAAAACATTTGTTGTTGGCATATCCTAAATTTTTATTTATTTAACTTTTCAAAGATACAAAATTTTAGATTAAGCATTTTGCCATAATATATCAGCATTTTGCCATAATCCATAATCATTAAAACTCCAAATATTTCCTTGATTTGGATTAGCGACTAAGAACAATTGTTTGATCATAATTTCAGCATCAAATTCAGTTGCAGTTTCAACAGCTCCAGTTTCAGTTGCATCTGATACATTTCCATTTCCAATAAAAACTAATCCATTTGAGCTCTCAATAAAAAATTCAATATCAGTTCTTTGTAAAACATAATCAGCTAATTCTGTATAATTTAAAGGATCTCCATATCTTGTTAATCCAGAAACCGAGAGCTGAGCATTTCTTAATCCAGCAATAACCTCCTGGAAACCATTAGAATCTTTGCTTGTTGATTCTGGCAAATCTGCTCCAATATTTAAAGAAATAGATTTCGAATGCCCAACGACTTCCCCATCTGATTGCCTTTTTAATAGAAAATTTGTTCCATTAATTGTTGCCATTTTATTCTATGAGTTGATCAACATCTGCCTTAAACTCTGAATCTTTAAGCTGTTGATATTTAATTCTAATATAAAAATCTCCTCCTGGAATCGGAGCTGTTCCAAATAAATTCATTGCTGATTTTATTTTTATATCCTTATTTGGCAATGTAACAATAACCTTATTCACATCATAAAGAGCTGGCCTATTGTATAAATAATTATTTTGTTGTCCATTAATGTAATGCACTCTGTAAGGCATAGCATAAAGTTGAGTTGGATTGCCTCCAGAATTTGTATCAAAATAAATAGAGAATAATGGATCATCCATAGCTCCAGAAAATCCTCCTCTTTGATTATTCCCTTGAGTATCATAATAAATAACAACTTGATCAATGATTATCTGTTTATATTGTTCTCCAGGAATTATAACAACTGGATTATTTTTTAAATTATTAGATGCAAATGCTTGCCCTCTTATCTTTATATGTTTGTATCTCCAGCTCTCTAATAGTTTTCCATTTTTTCCAAATGCTGTTTCAAACTTTGGTTTGTTCATGTTGCCATCTACACACCAAAGATTTCCAGATCCATAATCAGCCATCCTGACATAATTCTGATTATCCGAAATAAATAGTTTTTGACTATCAACATTGATTCCTTTTGATTTTATGGATCCATTGACATCCAAAGCTGATGATGGAGAGTTTGTTCTTATTCCAACTTTTGCTGATGCATGCTTAAAATTATTGGCCTCTGTATCAGAATTAAAAGTTGATCCATCAACCATTGTCAAAGTTGTTGGAATTTGTAAAGTGTCCAATGTTGATATTCCTGATGTCGCTTGCAATAATCCACTAACAACAACAGAGGAGGCCTGAATCTGGCCAGTATCGATTCCACCGGAATGAAATGTTGATGCCTCTATTTTAGCTCCAGCTCCAGATTTACCAAGTTCCAGAGCTGTATCTTGTCCATCTCCATCCTGAATCCTTGTTCTCCCAGATCCGAGAGCTTGCTCATCATCAGTTTTTAATAATCCTGAATAAGTATCTTGAATTTTTTGATTTCCTAATGTTGCCATATTTTATTTTTTAAATATTTTTTCAGCTGATCTCATTCCGAAATAAGATGCATAAGTAGTTGTTAATAGTATTTTATAAAGCTCGATCCATTCATTGTTGATATTAAATGCTATCTCTAAACTATCAGCAACTATAAACAAAAATAATGATATTGTTAAGAATATTAGAGTTAATGGCCTAACAGATTTAGATAATTTATTATCTGATTTCATATCATATCCCCATCTATTTGAAATCTCATTCATTTCTTTCATTTCTTGATCCAGGATCATTTTCGCTTGCTCCTTATCAACTGGAGGCATCTCTGGATCATTGTCAATTAGATTTTTTACAATTCCTAAAACTCCAGAATCTGGCATCAGATCTCCAACTACATTCAAGATCTTTGAGTTTTTGCCAAGTAAAAATTTACCCAGCTTTGTATCTTTAAATTTTTTCTTTTCCATAATTATAAATGTTGATATTCCTCAGGAACTGAAAAGCATGGACATGCTTTCGAGCTCCATTCGTTATGGCCTGAGATCCTTGCATCAGGATAAATTCTTTTAAGATCTTTTAATAAAGATCTTAGTTGAAATTTTTGCTGATCTGTTCTTGTATCTTTAGGATTTCCATTCTCATCCAGCCCACCAATATAACAAATCCCTAAACTTGATCTGTTTATTCCCTTAACATGAGCTGGAATTAAATCTACATCTCTGCCCTTTTCTATTGTAGCTCTTTCATTGTTTCTAATAACCCAATTATATCCTATACCTCGCCAGCCCCTATTTTTGTGCCAGCGATCAATATCCTCAGCTGAGAAATCTTTGCCCTCTTTTGTTGCTGAGCAATGGATTACAATATGCTTAATTTTTCTTTTGCTTACTTTTTCTTTTGCTTGCATAATACCATTTTCTTTTTCTTTTGGAACAATCTTTTATTATGATTTTCTCTTGACATTCGCACTCTGGATCTTTGCAAATCTCCACATAATTGTAGTTTCTGCCTCTTATAAAATCCCATATCTTTTTAAAAAATCCTAATATCATCATTGTAATCATAATTTTAAATTAATTCCAGCTTTAATAAATGTAAGATCCTTATCCCAGAATCTTGTTTTTTCTAATTCAGTAAATATTCCAATGCTGTTGTTTAAATACCATCCAAAGATCCATCCAGCATTATAATCAATCCATTGATCTGAATCTACAAAAAGCTCATAAGAATAAGCCTCATCTCCATATATATGTTTATGAATTGGATAAACAGATCCCCATGCATGAATCCAGAATTTATTATCTCTATAAAAATAATAATCAAATCCAAAAACTCCAGATAATGTTGCCATTGTTCCGATCTTATTTAGTTCCTCAGAATTGTAAGAATTTACAATCCTCCAGTAATGATTTGCTCTAAAATCTTGATCAGTATCTGCAATTCTTTCTCCATCAGGATTGCTCCACCACCAATCAAAATTATCCAGCTGGCCATCATTATCATAATCAATTCCATAATAATGATCCATAAATCCTCTTTCATAAGCAAGATCCCACCAGGCATTATTTTCTAAATATGAGTTAATGGGTAAAAATCCAAATGGTTTATGAGTTCTTACAACAGATCCAATTGATAATGAGAAACTTTTGCTCTTGTTCAAAGGCAACCTAAATCTTAAATCAGCTGATTGATAATCTAAATTAATCAATCCATTTCTTTGATATTCAAGTTTAAACATCCAATAGTTTGCCATGTATCTTAAAAAATATTTTTGAGATCTAAACTCTCTGCCTTGTTGTTTTCCTTTGCTATATTGAGCAAAATATTCTATTCCATTAACAGCTCCAACATTGGATGATATAGAGTAAGTTTTTTCAGATCCATCATAATATTTTTTATCTCTATTTTCATAATCCATTCTGGCAATTTTTCTGATTCCAAAATTTAGAGAATAATCATTTTCTATTTCTGGAGTTGTATTTATAACATCCCCTCCTTGTGTTACAAAATAAGTTTCTGGAACAAACAGAGGAGAGCTCTCTGAATAGCTTGAAAATATTG